CAATATATTCGTTTGGATAAGAGGCTAAAAGTCGGTTGTTAAACTCAACAAATACAACCCCCTCACTCTGCCCAATCAAAGAGGTAATCCCCGTCTTTGAAGCAGCATCCGCAACCCTTGTAACTGTGGCCCCAAGCGTGGGTATGTACGAGGTGGGGTATGCTCCTACTTCAAGTTGGCAACCCCATAAAAATATAGAAGTTGCTAAAGTATTAGACTCGGCTCTTGCTGCTGATGCTGAAGTAACTATGGCAATACTTGCAACTTGTCCTGTTGTAGCCGTTGCAGTAAAATTTAATGCGCACCTATACCAACCATTGCCATAATCTTGGATAGATGACGTTGGGTTAGTTCCAGTTACTGTACCTAAAGTCCCTACAACGCCAGTATTCAAATCAAAATTAGCAAACATTCCACCGACTCCAGACGCAGCAATAAGTTGGATAAAATTATTTGTGCCCTTTTTAGCAAATACAGTAAAAGAATAGGCCGTAGATGTTGTAAAAGATATTGTATTAGTTTGAGCAACGTGGAGTGTAGACACGCCATTTGATAAAACAGTATCAGCACTTAATGTCCCATCGGGCGAAGTTGTGGTATTGGCAGTTGCGGTTGTCGCTATTTTAGTCCAAGCCGCATTGTCTATGTTCTCTGAGAACGTCACCAAATTACTACGCTGCGGCTCCAGCAAAAGCTTAGGGCAAGTGCTATCGTAGTAGTCCAAACGGGGTAAACCGCTCACTGGGCCAACTGATACCGCTGCGGTGGTGGTGGGGATGTAGTCTGTTGCTACGTCACCTTGCTCCATCTGAGTAGCGGCAATGCGAAACGTAAAGTCATACGAAGCCGTTGGGTTTGTAGAAAAACGCACAAATGGCTGAACCCTTGCGATTGTTGCGCCTCCAGCAGTTAGAAGACTATAAGAATAACGAGCCAGCGTGGTTGTAGGGGTAAAGTTTGCAACATTTGAAACGACAATAGTGCCCGCAATGGTGTTTTCAAAAGTTGCAATTTGATACGCTACTGGCGCAGCCGTTTCGCTTATTTTTTTGAAGTAAAAAGAATTTGTCCAGTACTGACCAGTAGTAGCTACAATCTGCGTAGCGGAATCAAAACCAATACGAGCATTTGTACTAGTTGCCGTACCACTCGCATTAACATCAAGATAGGTGTACCCGTATTCGGTTCCCGTTCCAATGACGGTAAAAGTAATGCCATTGTTAATTGCATTCCAGTTAGTAGGTAGCGTACTCGGTGCGGCAGCACCCACCATTGTAGAGTTGCGAATCTCGTTAGTCCGCACCTTTTCAATAAGCCCGTTGCTCTGCACTCGGGTGGCGCTTGAGGCACGGCTGAATACCAAATCTCCCGACCCATCAGCTGGCTTCGCGCAATAAACCTTCTGGTCCTTGTAGCCAGAAGGAATCATTACTAAAGATGCGTCATTGTAGAAACTGCCCATTGTTTATTGTATCTTATTAAGCCCAGATAAGGTAATTAAATGGTCTCGATTTCATCACCGCCTGCAAACTCAATCGTTGGAAGCTTGTGGAGTTCCTCCAAAGCCTTTACGATGTTGGTGACCTCAACCAAGTTGAAGCAGCCCTTTGAGATGGCGATGTTTAAAGCCTCTGCGGTGACTTGTAGTGCTACTGAATGTTCCATTAGAAAGGTAGTGGGGTAGATACGGGTGAAACGGGGGGCGTGATTAGAGAATCAATTTGCCCTTGAATGCAAGCCTCAAGATTGGCAACGCCATCAACGCCAAGTTCCTCTTGAACCCAACCGATAACGATTTCATTCGTTAGGTCAGCGTAAGGGATAAACTCCGATACTGATTCGGTAGAGAATCGTGCGGTGTTAGATAGGCTTGCGGTGTACTCGCCATCAACGCCAACCACTTCGTAGTTTGCGATTACAACGTAGTCAGATTCGGTGCCGATTGTTTCGGTGTAAAGGGCAGTAACTGCCCAAGTGTAAGTTGTCATTATGCTTTTAGTAAGATTTTGTATGCGGTTCCGTTGATGCGAACACTCCAAGTTGTATCTGATACGACTACTTCGGTTGTAATTGCACCTGCGTTGGTTCCCGATGAACCAAATACACATTGGTTGCTTGCAGTAGCGGTTGCACCACGACCTAAAATCAAAGACCCCGAAAAGTTTCCCGAACTTGTATTTATTCCTATTGCGGTATTATTGGCACCCGTTGTATTTGTTTGTAAAGAACTTACTCCAACTGCGGTATTTTCAGAACCTGTCGTGTTATTTAACAAAGCGCTTGAGCCTACCGATGTATTAAAAGTACCTGTTGTGTTAGCGATTAAAGCCGAATTACCTACGGCAGTATTTTCTGCGCCCGTACTCAACTTCAACGCTTGATAGCCAAGAGCAGTTATACCCGTTGCACTTGTGTTGGTTAAAGCGGCTTCGTAGCCTACTGCTACGTTGTTGGATGCGGTGTTAGCAAATAATGCTCCTACCCCTACTGCGGTATTAAAACCACCCGATACGTTACTAAATAAAGACCCTTGACCAAGTGCCGTATTATTTGTTCCTGTTGTATTGCCTGCTAAGACATTTACTCCAATAGCAGTATTTTGAGTACCCGAAGTATTTGCACTTAATGCAACGCTACCAACGGCAGTATTGTTAGAACCCGTACTCAAACGCAACGCTTGATAGCCAAGAGCAGTTATACCCGTTCCACTCGTGTTGGTTAAAGCGGCTTCAAAGCCTACTGCGGTGTTGTTTGCAGCCGTGTTGTTTTGTAGAGATGCTTTACCTACTGCGGTGTTGTTGCTTGTTGTGGTAGTTGATAGTAAGGCGTCACGACCAAAAGCAGTATTGTTACTGCCCGTAGTGTTTAAGGTTAACGCCTCACCCCCTACTGCGGTATTGTTACCTCCCGTAGTATTAGACAGCAGGGCACTTCTACCCAAAGCAGTGCTTGCAGAGCCCGTAGTATTTGCAGTTAAAGCGTTTTGACCTACTGCCACGTTGTTTGCTCCCGTTGTATTTGAGTCCAAAGCAGTATCACCAAACGCAGTATTAGACGTAACCGCCCCTGCACCATAGTTGGTCAAAGCGGTAGTTGATACAAGCAAAGGCAAATCGTTGCCCAAGCCATCACTCAAACGCTTGAGCGTTCCCGTGATTGGCCCGTTGTCACCTACCTTGATAAGGCTATCGTAAGTGTCCTGTGGGGTTGCCCCCGTTAAAGTTGTTCCCATAATTAGCTATTCCAAGTTGTTGACCAAGTGTTCCAAATTTCTACTATTGACTGCCAAACCTGCTGCTCGTTAGCACCATAAAGGTTTGTAGTCGGATGGCCATAAGACAATGGCTGAACCATACCCCAAGAGATACTATTCGTTGCAGCAGCTTGACCCCAATAGATGTCATTGTTTGCTGCTCCCTGTCCCCAATCGCCTTGTATGCCCATTGTCTAAATAACTCTTTAACTTCACGATGTTGCTACGCTTGGGCGTGTAGGTCTGTTTCTTGCTACTCATAAAACCCAAGAAGCAAAGTTCGCATCCGTATCAGGGTAAACGTCTGCATTGTTGTTTGAGTTGTATTGTGGGAATGAGGCTTGGTTGTAGCTCATATATGTGATGAACCTGTCGGTGTAGTACTGCGCTAAGTCACGAGCCTTGTTCACCAAATAGTCAACCTCAATCTTTTCTGCGGTTGTGCTATTCTCGGAGTTGTGCTTGAACACCCCACCGTTGCCGATGGTATAAGCAGCGAAGGGCAAGTACTCCACCATAGCCCAATGGATAAGCATCGGCTGAAGGTAGTCGTTCACCAACGCCAAGTAAGGATTGGCAAGAGTATTGGCGATGATGTCGTTGCTGATTTTATCATACAACTTCGTGCCTGTGTAGTTTTGGATGTGTATCTCCTGTGCTATCTTAATGAACTGAATAAACTTGTCCGTGTCCACGTTACCGCCAATCGCGGTGTTGCGAACCAAGTCCTCTCGTTTAATCCATAATGCCGTTGCCATTTCTTATCTGTATTTTAATGATCCTCTTGATGATGTGTCAATGGGTCGTGTTTGAGCAGCATCCCATCCGTTTGGAACGAGCTTGCTCGTTGGTACTCCTTCTTTGATTGCAGCTTCCGTTGATACGAGTTTGTCGTTGTCAAGACCTTCATTGGGTAAGAACTTACCACCCTGCTTCTTGCGGAAGTAAACCATACGTCTCCAAGCGTGGTGGCAGAATGCTCCGCCTTTCCACTTCCAGATCGAGTACACGCTCTGACCTTCGGGAGCGAACTGACCATTGACACCGCTGAAGCTCATCATGTCGATGTCCTCTTTGCGGAATACGGTTCCTCCATTTGCTGCTCCGACCATCTCACGGCAAAACTCGCGGGAGTTGCTGCTGATGTTTCGGGTGTACGCATAACGTATTTTGTAAAGTCCACTATCAGAATTGCTTTTTTCATCAGCATTGCTAAAGTCCTCTACGGCAAAGTTGTACTGCGTAGCGAGGTGGGTATCCTCATTATCAGGGTCGTTGACTACCTCATCGCTGATGAGTTCCCATTCTTCTAAATCAACGACCTCACCCTTTCCCCGCAGAGCATCTATCCACTTATGCTCATCTTCTTTGGAAAATTCGGGTACCTCGCTCTTAAACTTGTGCGACTTCATCTGCGAAATAATAGCAGAAGAGTTACCCTTAAATAGAGCATTGGCAACCTGTGGATCAAATTGAAGCATCTGTACCAAGAACGTGATCGCTTGGTCAACCGTTAGAACGCCATCCTTTACGCTCTGCATAATCTGCAAAGAACTTGCGATCTGTGCTCCGTTGTATGATGCCTCTTTTTGGATTAGCTCCTCGTTGGCTTCACTTACCTGCATAGGGGCAATAGAATCTGTTTTAACGCCTGTTGCTTCTTCTACAACCTCTGCGTCTTGTACCTCAGTTTCGGTAAACTCCAAAGGCTGAAGGGTCTTGAAGTAAAGGTTTAGGCTGATGTCGTTGTAGGCCAAGATTTGGTCTATGCCGTCAAGGATAATCTCCTGCTTGGGGCGAATAACAAGGTTGTCCAAAAGCATAGAAGCGGTCTTGAGTTCATCCGCGTTGTTGCCAAGACCCGTATTGTCCTTGATACCCAAAAGCATAGGGCTTACAATACGGTGCGACACCATTATCTTCTGCGCAGCCTCATCAGATAAGAACTGATATTGTGCAGCGGCATCTGATAACTGAACCGTGTCGATAGTTGCAGCAAGATCTTTGTTGTCATTGAAGGCAAGGATGAACTTGCCCGAATTAGATGACCCACTATATTTTTGGGCAATCTGCTGCTCTATTTGCCTACGCTCCTCCTCACTTGGAACACCGTTGTTGAAGTTAATTAAAAGTGACGGACTCAACGAATTTTGGACATTGTTGATATGGTAGTTCGCAATTTCCTCCTCGAGCTCCGCGTAAGGAAGGCCCCCCTGATAATCTACCGGTGAGTAGTAGTAGAATCCTGCTCGGTATGGTTTGATGTATAGGATCTCTAAACCTTCACGGCTCTTGCCAAATGCAGGGATGCGTACCGCAGTTTCTTTTCTTCCTTTTACGTCTGTCCAATCCTTTGCGTAGTAGTAAGCCTCAATCTCTCCGTCTTCGTTGCACCTTGCTGCTCGTAACGTCTCTACGGGGATGTGCTGCACCTCGACGATGGTGTTGTGATCTTGCGAGTATACCACCTGAAAAGAGCATTGTCCCATCATAACGTAATCGCTCACTACCTTCTGCAAGCAAGACTTGGTAAACAGGCCACGCATCGCTGCGTATTCGCTCGGCTTCTTGGCAGAGTCCGTTGCATCCAAGCCCTTACCAAAGGTCAAATCCATCAAAGAGTTTAGGATTGCGTTATTGGTGGGTGATCCGTTGTATCGGTCGATTAGGTAGCCGAAATAGTCGTTATCCTCGCCGTATTCTACATAGTCCTTTCCCTGTACCTCTGTAACAACAGGTGTGGTATAGGAACTGAAGTTCACAACGTGGACTTTGCTTCCTTTAGATGATGATGTACTCATTATTGTAGCTTGTTTCTTCGGTGTAGACGTTTTGGTTCACCGTAAATTTCTCGTAGTCTGTTTGCGAAGTTACAAAGACCCTATCCCTATATATTAAATCTCCCGATGCAAATACCTTCAAGCCATAGAATCTATTGTTGACAAGGCTAAACGTGCCTGTAAGGGTCATAAAACCATTAGCAGAGGCAGCCGTAACCGCAGGTGTTGCGGTGGTGTTTGTTGATTCATCAATTAGCGCAATCGTAACGCTCGCAGGGAATGTGCGTGGTATGATTACTATCGCTTGTGGCGAAGCTGATACTTGAAGGATATGCATCTTAAATAAATAACCTTTTACTTTGAATTTGTTTAAAAATAGAAAAGGGGCCGAAGCCCCTTTAACTATTTTACCTTGCGGTAGATTACGAGTTTGAACCTACAACAATCGTGTCGTTAGCACCCGCAAGTCCAGCGAATGGATTCGCAATAGTAGCACCAGCGATAAAGTTAGCAGGCATAGCCTCTTGGCCTTCCATCGTTAAAGTGTAGCCAGATAGATCGCCCATTGCAGCACCTGTAACAATCGTCCCACCGGTTACTTCAGCACCGTTAACCATACCCATAAGGAATGCGTTGCCGTTGTAATCTTGTACCACAACATAAGGCCGACCATAAGCAAGCAACTTCAATTCTTTGTTGTCCTCTTTTGTAAGTTTGGTCAACGTAAGATTTAAGGTCTGCGTAAAGAACGTAGTTCCATTCTCACGGCTTGAATTGAAGGTTTGATCAAAAGAACTATTGCCCTTTACTAAGTATTGGTAAGCAGAGAATGTACCGCTGATGTTGGTAATCTCATCGTTGGTCAAGGTAATAGTACCTAAGTCACCGAAATCTACGAAATATACCGCACGGATTCCACCTGTTACGTCTTTACAGGGTACTGCCCTGCCTTTTGTTAAATCACAAGCCATTGTTTCTTTGTTTTATTAGAATTAAAAAAGGGGGCGAGGACATAGCCCAAGCCCCCTCTTGATTTACGTTAGTTCGTATTATGAGTAAAGAACGACGTCTGAACCGATTCCGTACTGAACACCTGCGAAGAAACGTAGGATCACGCGGATATTGCCTGAACCGTCAAGGTCGGCCATGTCCAACACGCGCACTTCGTTTCGCTCGTTTATGAGGCCTGTTCCAAAAAACAAGTTTGAAGATTGAGCAGCAACCATCTTGTTTGAAGCAAGACCGTTTGCCATAGCAACGCGGATACCATCAAAGAACAAATCTCCGTTGCCATACCACATTGTGCCCTTGTTATCAAGACCATTTGCTCCAAGACCTGAAGTTCCGAATCCGCCCAATGCGCGGACGTAAGCCTTAGCTACGTTTTGTGGAACGTAGATAGTCAAATCTTCTTTACCGTAAAGTGCTGAAGGGATGGCGTCTACAATTTTTCCGAGCTCAGTAATGACGTTCGAAGCAGTCACGGTGGTAGCAGTTACGTCAATAACGTCAGAGTCAGCAGTCATCAAAGAAAGGAATCCGCTAAACTCGCCTGCGCTTGCTGCGTTACCGTTCCAAATGTTTTGCTCAATCTTTTGTGCAGTCTTTGAAGCAACGTGTGCAATCAAGAAATCAGCAAAAGAAGCGGGGATGCTATCATAAGCAGAGAAACCCATTTGACCACCGATCCAAGAATCGTAGTAGTCCTTCTTACAAAGCTGCAAGTTCACTTGAAACGGCTCAACCTCAAGGATGCGGTCGGTCAAAGTCAAGGTAGAAGTTGCATCAAAATCGCAAGTAGCGTCTTTGACTACATCGTTAGTGTTAACCTTCTGAAGGGTAGTGCGATAGTTTACGTTTGGAAGGATCTCGATGAGACCTTTGTCAAGCGTATCAGCAGAAAGAAGCGCAGCAGAAATATACTTGCTTGCGAACGCTCCGGCGTAGTTTGTAGTGATTGAAGTGGTCGTAGCCATTTTTTATATTTATTATTTATTGATTCGTGCAAGGACTCGGTCAATCGTCCGTTCTGGACGGTTAGAACTCATCTTTTGGACTTGCTTTGTTTCGGGGTTGTGCTTGATGGCTTTCGCAGCAGGGGCGGCAGATAGTTCTGCTTTAACCGCAGCCATCTCCTCCTTCTTGGCATATCCGCCCATCTCCTCACGCATTCCCTTCATTTCTTCGCGCATCATTGCAATTTCTTCGAGAACCTTCTCGATAATTGCAACTACAGCGGGAGCTTCCTCTACTACTTCCATATCGGCAAGTTCAGTAGGTACTTCAACCTCTACTACTTCAGCAGCAGTGGCTTCTTTAATTTCAGCGATTACGCCTTCTTCGGTGATGACCAAAATACGGCCATCCTCAAGGAGGTGCTCGCCAACTGGAGCTGCAACACGATCTTCGCCGCTAAGGACGAATACTTCATTGCCTGCTTCAAAGGCTTCAGCCTCAAGAACGGCACCGTTCTCAAGGTTCATTGTTGCTAAACTTACGTTCCTTACGGATGCAAGTTCGGCAAGGATTCTATTCAGAATGGAATTTGCTTTCATACTAAGTAATTAAAAGGGTTTTGGTTATTTGTAACATTTTTAAAGATCCTGCCATAGAGTATTTGTAGACTCCCAAAGGGTATTGATGGTCTGCCACTCCTCGCCTCGTATCCTAATGCTTATGCCTTGATCTACTAACGAGCCAACGCCCTGTGCTTGCAATGAACCATCGCAGCAGTTGGACTTGTAGGTGTTGTCTTTGCATAAGCATCCACGCCTGCCACCTCTCGGTGACGCAACGGGGAGTTTCATTGGTCTATACATTCTTTAGGTCTTCTTTATGGTATAGGTATTCGCTTTCTTCCGTATGCTCTGCGCCTGTCATCAGTCTGCCATCAGCATCCTTATGCGTTGGGCCTGTGTAAAGTTCTCCGTCGGCGGTGTAATGTGGTACGCCAACTGCGAGTTCAAGTTTGCCGAGTTCTTTGAGTTTGGATTCTGCCCAACGCTTACCTGCAAGGCCACCCCATAGCAGAAATGATATTGTGCCGCAGGCTTCGCTATTGTTTTCATCGTAGTATGTCTCGGCTCTTGATAGATACGAGTACATCCGCGTGATGGTCTCTAAAGACAATGCCCTGCCTTGCGCTAACTGCTGAGCACGGACTTTACCTACCGCAGTAGCACACTTGTTATTATTCTTTTCATTTAGCTCGATGCCACGCTTAGCGTTGTTCTTTACCGCATCAGGGTAGTCAGAGTATGCCTCCAACTCAGTACGGGTACCTGACTTTTTACGACCATCTCTTTTTATGATGGCAATAATCTGTGATAGCATCAACGCCGCTTCTTGCTCTTCTATAATCTCTAACTCCTGCTTAGATAGGTTTATCTTGTCAACAAAGTATCCTTCAATGGAGAATCCACGAAACTCACCGCCTTTGACACGCTGCCATAAACTTTCGTTTTCGATCTTCATAGATACCATCCAAGTTCCTACTGGCAGATCAAGACCATAAGCCCTGCTCTTGTCGAGCGTTGCGTCTTCGATAATCCAAGATTCTACAATCGTAGTACCCTTGACATCGTAGTCGTGTTCAATGGTAGCGTTGTTTTGGTAACCGTTCTTAAAGAACAACTCCATCGCCTTACGGATTGTGTCTTTTGAAAAGTACACATAGTACTCGTTCTCACCATCGGTGCGGTAGATTGGCTTGTCAGGGATAAGGGCTGCGCCCATCAGCAACTGCTTCTCTTGGTTTTGCATTGCAAAGACCTCACGCTTCTGCGAGTTTAGCGCGATAAAGTCCTCCTCAATAGCTGGATGCTCTACGAGGCTAATTGCATCGATGCCTGTAAGCAGCATCGTTTCATCAAGTATAAGTTCAATTAGTTTCATATTATCCGAATGTTGCGGTTCTTACTCTTTGGCGTTGTAGTTGTTGTGAGGTCGTTACATCCTGCCCTACAACGTATGCACGAACTGGTTGATTAAATTGACTACCGATACCCTGTGCGAGTTGGTTAGTACCGCTTTGACCTACAATGTTAAATTGAGGTGCAGATGGCGCAGAAGGTGTCCCTCCTACAGATGGGGCAGTAGGTGTCGACATAGACCCGCCACCTTTAACAGTTGAAAGAATCTTTTTTGCTTGGCCTGCTGCTGCAAGCACCGCTGCTATTTGAGCTGCGTAAAACAAAGGGAATGCAAAAGCGGCTGCAGCGCCTGTTCCCTTTGCTGACTTTTGAGCAATATCCAAACCATTTACAAATCCCACACCCGTACCAATGGCTATCTGAGCGATTGCAGCTGCCTTACTCGCGGCAGTACCTTCTTCAAACAATGAACCCAAAGCCCCAATGGTGTTTTGCACATTTGCCAAGTTGGCAGATTGGGCAAACGCTATCGCGTCTTGTATAGCTTTCTCATCCGCAACACGCTTCTCGCCTAATGCCTTTCGCTTTTCTTGAAGCGCAATTTCATTGTTGAACGCCTCCTCATCGGCATCTAGGTTAAACTGATTTATGTCTATTCTGTCTTGCTTTTCTTTTGCTAATCGAGCTACACGCCTTGCTTCTTCGGCGTCTTCAACTGCAATCCTTTGAAGGATTATATCTTGTTGCTCTTTGTTTAATCTATCAAATCTCTCTTGGGCTTCTTTTTCAAATTGTGCTTTATCCTCTGCTTTCTTTTTTTCTAAGTCGGCTTTGGCTTTGGCTGCGTTTGCTGCTTTTATATCCGCAACACGCTTGTCATCTGCTAATTCAAGCACCCGCAGGGCAGAGGCATTGTCAAGTAAGGCTTGCGCTATATCCTTTTGGGCTTGGGCATCATCATACAAAAATGCTTGCTTTGCAACAAGGTCTAACTTCTCTTGAAAGTTTAGGTCTTTTTTCTTTTGAAGGATTTGTTCTGCCGTTGCGCCCGATGCTTCAAGCTCCGCTACCTCACGCCTTATCTCGTTAGTCGCGCCTTTGCGGGCTTGTCTCTCTTTAACAAGAGCATCTGCCGTAGCACGAAGCTCATCGTTATATTTTTTTCTTGCCGCTTCAGAGGCCGCTAACGCCTCCGCTTCTTCTTCTTCACTAATAACGAGTTGATCATATAACTTAATCGCTTCTTGAACCACCAAGATAAAAATACCAAACGAAGCAGTCTTCAACGCAAGGTCGAGACCTTTTATTGCTGTGGTTGTTGCTTTTACCGATTGAAATGCTTGGAAGAATGCATCGGACATTCCGCCAGTAAGATCGTTAATAAGTCCCTTGATAGGAGACAATGCATTCTTTAGGGTCTCAACATCCTGTGTCCCCTTCTTAATCTTGCCATCACCCTTGCCCGTATCCTCAAAGGCTGCGTCTAAATCATCCTTGACCTCTTTAGCCTTACGCTTTACACTATCGAGCTCCTTATTGATTTTAGCAGCAGCAGGTTCAGCGTTGGTCGTTACTTTTATATCAATAATTACTTCTTCAGCCATAACCTTCTTATTATCTTTTTAACGTCTTGCCAATTGCTTGGTATATGGTGTTTGCCCTTTGCTATTTCTACGTTGTCACTTACGCCAATCCAGTCCTTCGACTGAAGTAGATCTACTAAATAACCTATATATCCTTTTGTCATACTACGTTAAGGAGTTCGAATGTTGCTTTGCCTGTGGTCATATTTAGGCTCACGTTGTTAATGATGTACTTAGTGTTGTTCCAGATTATTGCATTCTGAAGGTTCAGCGTGATGATTTTGCCGATAGGCAACACCGCTTCTACGTTGTACAACCTGCGGCTCTTGGCATACAGGTCGGTGATGTAGTCGCTATACTCATTAAAGTAAAGGCTTTGGTTTACCGATTGCAGGTGGTATGGGTCTATGTCTGCGCCAAAGCAAATAGAATGCGAGTCTGCCGCGCTTGAGTAGCGGTTAGATGTATTGGCATACCAAGCGATATTCACTTGTTCGTGAGTATCATCTGCGTTTACAAATGTCAAAGAGTTTGTTGACAAGTCATAGTCATCAAAGTAGCCGTAGAATAAGATGGGCGCACCCAAGTATGGATTGAATATGCCGTCTTCGTTTGCCTCGCTTGTGATGCTTTTGTACACGAGTACGTTGGTGAGAACTCCGTTTGCTTGATTGGTTAGCCTTTCAAACAAAGGGCATTCAAACGGCACCTCAATTAGGAACTCATCGCCATCAAAAGTGAAGGTGTTGTTCAAATCCCCAAAGCCGATGTTGTTTGTTTGCAGATATTGAAAGCCAAGTATTGCTTGTGTCTCTTGATACTTAAATTCTATCTCCCTGTAAAGGGGCGGGCGGTTCACGACATACTCTGTGATGTCAAGATAGGTCTGATAGTTTTGGTCGGTTCCTGCTGCGTACCAATCCTGCAACGGCTGAAACAAGAAGCTCGTAGATGTAGTCGGCACAATCACCATATTGTACATCTTCAGAATACCTGCCAAGAAGTCTTTGACCTTTATTTCGGGCATTATGTCTTGCACTACCACTTGAAAGGAGTAGGAGGCAGATAAGGTTTGGTCTACTGAAAAGTTTACAACAGAGGTAAGTAAGTTCGTAGCGGTGTAGTCCGTGCATTGGTACGTCATTGCAGTCGCTTGCTGCGGTCTGATAAATAATTGTACGGGTGCGCCATCCGCAGCAAATACGGGCTGCATCAGTGTCGTAACACTTGTGGAAGGATGTGCATTTACTAAAATAGTTCCTATTTGTATGCCATTGGAGAAAGCGGTCAATTCATACTTCTCTGATGCATTTTGAATTGTGATAGAAAGGCTATATGGTCTTCCTGCCGAAAGTCCCGCAGGAACATTCCAAGTATCAGTAGTCAAATTAAACTGCGAACCGCTACCCGTATTGCGATTCATATTTATTAACTGATATTCTATATCATTGCCTCCGCTAAAAAGATACCCCTCAAAGCGGTGCAGCCATAGCGACAAATCAACAAACGGAGTAGCGGACAAGAATGAGCCTGTAAACGTGATTCCGTATTGGGCTGCTATTGCATTAAGAATAGATTGAACCTTCAACGCGGGCT